GATCATCTGTTGAGTTTTCATTTGGTACTGCAACTTTATCTTGACCAATCATTCTAGTTGCGTTGATATAGCTTTTAGCTAACGCATCTATTTCTGTAAACTTAGAAATGTTTGGATCGTTTCTAAACTCTTCCGAGATTGTTTCTTTCCAAGAGTTGCTAACAGTTGGTTGTTGAGTTACTTGAGGAGTGTCTGTAGTAGTTTGTGTTGTCTCTTCTACAGGCACATTAGTTTGTGTTATCTGTTCACTTGACATTTTTATTCTCCTTACGTAGCATTGTTTTTATAAATAGAAGTACACTACGTTGACCTTCCATATATGCACTTTCATGACTATCACCTTTTACATTAGTGGTAGAATGATAATGACATCTTTTTTCTAAATCAAACAAGACTTCTTTGCCTTCGTCTGTGTTAAAAATATGTTGATAGCTGTCTCTTAATTTTTTTATTATTTGTTCCAGTTCTTTGTTTTGGTTCATACTATTCAGCTTCTGAATTAGCTAATGCTTGTGCTTCTTCTGGCAATGCTTTTGCTAATGGTGCTATATCTCTCCCTGCTTGTGCTACTTGTTGCATCTGTTGCATCTGTTGTTGTTGTTCAGCTTGTGCTGCTGCTTCTTGTCTTTCAGCATTTAGTTCAGCTTGTGGCTTTAAAATTTTTTGAGGTACACCAACAATGCTAGTTAAATGCCTAACTAATTTATCCATATTAATATGGTCGAATACTGGAGCAACATTTGATAAGCTACCTAAAATTTCAACTGCTCTCATAATAGATGATAGCTCTGTAGATTTTTGTGCTTTAGCAAGTGGTGATACATATTCAATTTCTATATCTTGACCAGATAAAAATTCTGGTGGATTAGGAAATAAATTCTTTCTCATTAAAATTGCAAACGATCTATCAATCAATGGCTTTAATAATTCAGATTGAAGTCTACCAAGAACTGGTCCAAGTAATCTCATCTTCTCTTCGTTTCTTTGAATAACTTCTGTTGCCGTCATTTGTGGACCATCTTGCATTTGTAATTGGTTTACATAGAAAGCATTTCTGATTGAGTTTCTTCTTTGCTCTTCCATATTTAAACCTAGTGTATTATTTGCACCAATGTTTAATGGTTCAATTCTATCTCTAGTTCCTGCTCTGTAGAAGTTTAATCCACCAGGTACAGTTCTTACAGGTAACATAAAGCCATCGTCTGGAACAAGTAAAGGTGGATCAACTTGTTTTTGTGCAGACTTAATTATAACTTTAGACATTTCATTTAACATCTTAACGTCTGGCAAAGCTGTCATTGCTGGAGATCTACCATAAATTTCGTGTGATGCTTTTAAGTATCTTGGTACTACAAATGGAAACTCTTTAAATCCAGATACAGATAACTCATCTCCAGAATCAGCATCTAAGTATACAGATTCAAATGGCATATTTTCTTTATCTTGTTTTACAGGATTAAAATCTGATCTAGGATAAACAGCATGAAGTATTTCTACTTCTTCATAAGGATCTTTCTTTGCTATAACTGCTATGTTAGTTGATACAGTTTTAAATTTTTGTATTGCAGCTCTTGCAGATATTCTAAACTTTCTAAATACTGTATCTATTCTACCTTTGTCATTTTCTGAAATATACATTTCATTAATGTGTCTTGTAGAAAATTTTAAATCATCTTCATCATCTTCTTCAATAAACATTGCTGCCGTACCAAACGTAATTAGATCATGATACAATTCAAAAATTTCTTGTTGAAAGTTAGACTTGTTGAATACTGAATACATAATCTCTGTAGTAGATTCCAACCATTCTTTTGCTTCATCTTCTCCTTCCATTCCACCATTTTTAAATTTTAAAGAGAACCAAGGTGTTGATGGGTTAGTCATCATACCATGTAATGATGCTGCTAATAATTCTACTGATTGTAATGGTGAACTGTCAAAAATAAGTTCAGTTCTTTTATCACCTTTAGATCTTGTTTTAGTTACATCAGCTTTTCTTGGTTGCATATAATCTGCAACTTCTTGCCAATGACTTTCCCAATTTTGTCTTTGAGTTTTTAATCTATCGAATCTTGATAATAATTTTTTTGCTAAATCTGTTTGTGCCATTATGCTCTACCTAATAAACTTGGTTTACCTAAAGTCAAGCCACCAGTTACACCTGTAACTCCTGTCATGATTGTTGGAGATCTTCCTTTTGCCTTAACTCTTCTTTTTCTTAACTCTTCACTATCTTCTACTTGAGCAGCATTGCTCTGTGAAACTTCTGCAGTAGTTGGTGATGTTGTAAGTAAAGTTCTTCCACCAATATTTTTTTCAACTAACTGACCACTGCCATTACCACCAACAATTTCTCTACCCATTGCATCTAAATTTCCACCACTTCTTCCTTTTAAGTAACCTTGGTATTCTTCTATTGAAGCACTATATGCTTTTCCTGTTGCTGGATTTATTTTACCAATAACATTTCTTTCATAATATGATTTGTTTACTTCAAATGCTTTTTTACTTATTCCAAGTTTATCTAAACCTGTACCAATAATTGAAGGTACAAACTTTGGTGATGTATAAGAGTAGTTTTTAAAATTTACCATGTCTTGTTTTATTTTATTTGCTTTAGCTATTTCTGCAGCTTTTTTTGCTTCGGCTTTATAAGCATTAGATGTTCTGTATGATTCTCTGCTAGATGTATATCCACTTCCACCACCAGATCCACTTGTACTTGAAGTTCTTCCAGAATTATTTGTTGATGAGTTGTAAGATCCACCACCATATTGAGAATCTCTATCTTGTCTTGCCATTTACTTTCCGAATGTTAAAGAAGATTTAGTTTCAGATTTAACTTCTACTTTTCCTTCTGTTTTAACTGTTTGATTAATACCTACACCAGTATCTAAATCATCCATATTGCTAACAACTTTTTTAGCAGTAGGTTTAATTTTTTTTATTGCTTTCTTAATTTTATCTAACATCTTATTCTCCTAGTAAAGTTTTCTTTTTAATTGTTGTTTTATTATTAGTTAATAATCCACCAGAAGTTACTACTGTTCCACTTCTACCCATTCTCATTTGAGATTTACCAATAGAAGCATACTTAACAGGTTTAGATTTTGGTACGATTGTATTTACAGTTTGTGGTTTTGATTTTGGAGTAACTGGTTTTATAATACCTTGTGCTATTGCCATGTTAATTCCTTTTTGAATTAATTTTCTCATATTAATCTCCTAGTAATGTTTTAAGTTTTTCTTCTTCGCTTTCTTGAATACCTAGTGGTCCAGTAAGGATTGTAGATTTTCTTCCTTTTCTTTTTCTTTCAATAGCTGCTTGCTCTTTTGCAATTCTTGCTTCTTCCTCTGGCGAAATTGCAGGTGCTTCAACAGGAGCTGGAGGTGGTGGCAGAGCTGGCATTTTTGGTTTGAATATTGATCCCATAATTATATAATCCTATAGTTATTATCTGCTACACTTTGTGGAGCTGTTTGTCTAGTATTTAATTCTTGTAACCCCACTGCAAGATACCTCATCGCATCGCAGGCATGACTACTCCAATCGTGTACAGGCTTTGATCTGAACATTCTATTCTTATCAATATACTTCCTATGGTAATGTCTTAACGCATCTATTAACTTTTTGCAATGATCTGTGTCAAACCAACATCTGTTGAGCAACATTGTTACTGCGTGGATTCCTTCTTCTACTGGTAGCTTCGGTACTACTTTAAATCTAATTCCTAATTGATAAGCAACCTCTCTTCTGGTTTTGCCATTGCCGAACTCCTGTACATCAATATCGTGTGGTGCATAATGATCTTTGTAGACATAAGGTTTTTCGTTTAGCATCTGAATATAGTGTGGTAATCCATGACCACGTTCTTCATGGTAATCTATTATCTGTATTGCTGTTCCTTTTTGTTGAAAGAATATAATACTACTGTGGTCTGCGACACCGAGATCCCAGGCAGTTGAGACAGGCAAAGTAGGATCGTAGGGAACTCTTGCTAGTTGCTTCTTATCATCTAGCTTGGCGACTTCGTCTCCATATATTGCACCTTCTATATTTGCAATCCAATCGCATTCAAATTCTTGTAGGTACTTCTTTTCACCCATAATTTCTCTTGCTTTATCTAATTCTTCCTGGTCGACTATCTTTGTATTGCTAGCTTTAGCTTTGTAGTTAAACCAATCTTCTGCACCATTTGCGTGTTGGTATAAATCATAGAAGTTATTATTCATTCCAGCAGGTGTACCAATAAAGACACAGTAACCTTTTCTGTCAGATAGAGCTGGTCTAATTATTTCTGCAAATAGCTTTCCATCAATGTTTGCGTATTCGTCTATGACGCAACCATCAAGATAGATACCTCTTAATCCATCAGAATTTTCTGCTCCGAGTAATGTTATCCTAGCACCATTAGGTAGATCTACTCTTAACTCTGTTTCATTGAACTTTGTTGATGGGATTTTATCAGTAAACTGTTTCATGTAATCCCAGGCAATACTTTTTGCCTGTTTGAATGTAGGAGCTATGTATGCAAATCTTGGGTTCTTGTGTGTACACATTAAAGCTGATTTGATTAAGTGGTTAATCATGCATACTGTTTTACCAAATCTTCTGTGACATACTAGCACACTCCATCTATGTTTATTAATTTGTTGATGTAAGTAGCTTTGATGTTTTCTAGGTGTGTAAGGTATTTTGATATTCATTAATGTAGCATATTAGATTTGTGCATATCGTTTAAAGAATTGTAATCTATTCCTAATGTTACCATTACATAGTTAATAAACAGATCAGCTGATTCCTTATTAGGTATACCAATGAACTTAACTGTTACTGCATTAGTCTTTTCATCTACAAATGCAATACAATCTAAATCTTCTGTGTCAAGGTAAGCCATATACCATATGTAGTGGTTTAAAATTCAGAGTAAAGTAAAAAAAATTTTACAGAAAAAGTGTGTATAACTGGTGCAGGGTATGTCTGAGGATGTGTGTGTGGGTGTGGAAATTATCCATGTATATATATGTATAACATCGCCAGGAAATCTTGGGGGTATAGGGGTAGTTTAGAATGATAATAATTAGCAACTAAATAGCAAATAAGGTGGATATAACTATTATTACTATTGATAACAAAAATATATCGTTACCTATTTTATAAGGATTTCCGATAACGTTTTATTATCAGAAATTTTTTATATCCGATTGTCATGACGTGTGAATTGAGAAAGTCGCTTGATAGATTTGGATAGTATCATTTGAATATAATTTCTGGACCATTCAATATA